TCGAGGAGTTTTTCCGGCTCCTGACCGATCCCTCCGATCGAATGACGGCGACGCAAGTCATGGAGACGCTGCAGAAGGAGGGCGTTCTGATCGCGCCGTTCGCCGGTCGCCGCGAAACCGAGAAGCTCGGGCCGCAAGTCGAGCGCGAGCTCGATATCCTGATGCGCGCCGGCGCGATCCCGCCGTTCCCGCCGGAAGTTACCGAGGCGGGCGTTCGGCCGCGCGCCTACATGACCAATCCGCTGTCGCGCATGGCCCGCGCCGATGAAGTGACCGGCTTTACCCGGCTCGTCGAGATCGGCGTCCAGGCCGCCGGCGCCGGGCACCAAGAGGCGCTCGATCGGATCAATTTCGACGAGGGCATGAAGGTTGCCGGCGACGTGCTCGGGGTCAGGCCGTCGATGCTCTACAGCGACGACGAGCTCGAGGCGCGCCGGCAGTCGAAGCAACAGCAGCAGGAAGGCGAGACGGTCGCCGAGGCGGCGCCGGGATTGAGCCAGGCGGCGCTTAACCTTGCGAAAACGCGGGAGATCGCGGCCAAGCTCGGCGAGGGCGGCGGCTTGTGACCGTGCTGCACCCGCAAAAGCTCGAGGAAAAGGTCCGCAGCATCCTTCGCCGCAAGGCGATCGAGCTCGGCCGCTGCGTCAAGGCGTGCTTTCTCGGCGCCGACGGCACCGCGACGATCGAGGCGCAGCGAGTGATCGCGGATCTCCGCGCGTTCGCGCGGCTCGGGACGCACAAGCAGCACTCGTTCTTGCGGGATCTCGGCGGCCGCATCGATCCGCTGTCAATGGCGCGGATCGAGGGCCGGCGCGAAGTCGTCAATCGTCTGATCGATTTTTTGGAGCTCGACCCTCTCGAGGTTCGGGCATTTGTGGAGGTGGACAATGGTCGTGAATAGGGGGGGATTGCTGGCGAGCACGGGCGCGATCGCGCTTATGGCCGCAAGAAGCTGGCGCGCGAGGGCGCCCGAGGGTGAAGGCGAGGGCGCCGGCGGCGGCGGATCCGGCGCCGGCGACGAGGATGAGGACTTTTTCGGCGGCGGATCCGGCGAGGGCGACGGCTCGGGCGATGGATCCGGCGACGGTTCGGGCGACGGTTCGGGCGATGGATCCGGCGACGGCTCGGGCGAGGGCGAAGGCGGCGAGCTCGAGATCCCCGAATGGGCCAAGAGCTTCTCGGCCGACAAGCCGGGCGAAAAGGAGCTCTCCAATCAGGAGTGGATCGCCAAGCTCAAGCTCAAGGATCTCGATTCCGTCGTTCAGCTTGCCCGCGACAATCAGAAGGCGCTCCGCGAAAGCGGCCGCGTCAAGCTGCCCGGCGACGGCGCAACCGAGGCGGAAGTGAAAGCTTACAAGGAAGCCGTCGGCGCGCCGCTCGAGGCGTCGGGCTACGCCGTCGATCTGCCGGCGGCCGCCAAGGGCTTCGAGCTCGACACCGCCTTTATCGATCCGATGAAGGAGATCGCCGCGAAGTACCATATTCCGGCGGCCGCCTTCAAAGAGCTCGGCGAGCGCTTCATGGCCGCGCAGCTCGAGAGCATCCAAGCCGACGGCGCGAACAACGTCGCGGAGCGCAACGCGACCTTGAAGGAATGGGGACCGGCGGCCGAGCAGGGCAAGGAGGAGTTCCGCCGCGGGCTCGACGCGCTCGGCCTGAAAACGGGCGACGCGAAGGCGATCGAGGCGGGTTTCGGCGCCAAGCGCACGCTCGAGCTGTTCCGCAAGATCGGCCAAATGGCCGGCGAGGATTTCTTTGCCGGCAACGGCGGCCGCCCGTCGGAACGCTTCGGCGTCTCGAGCGCGGAGGAAGCCAAAAAGCAGATCGATGCGATGGTCGCGGATCCCGAGACGCGGAAGAAGATCCGCGCCAAGGATCCGGTCACAATCCAGCGGTACAACCGCCTGACCGAAGCGCTTGCCACCTTCCGCGCCCAGGCGGCCAAAGGGTAACTCACACAGAAGGGAGTAAGGAACGATGGACAACGAAGGGGCGACGCACGTCGCCAGCGAGAGCGACGATCGCACGGTCAACAATGCGGCCGACGCCGTTCGGCACGCTTACCGCATCCTGACCGACGAGGAAAAAGCGCTCATGCGCGAGATCAAGGATCTCGGCGGCGCGCTGCACGACAAGATCGTGGCGATCGGTAACTCGCGCGAGCTCTCGATCGCCAAGACGAAAGTCGAGGAAGCGGTCATGTGGGCGGTGAAGCACGTAACCGCATAGCAACACCTGTTGCATTTTTGCCGTTGACAAGGGCCGGCGATCGCGAGATCGTCGGCCCTGTTCTTTCCTTGGGGGGGTGGAACGAACCGGCCTAGCGGCCGCCTCGCTCGCGACGGTGAGCACATTGGGGCGCCGCACCCGGCCCAGGTGGGGGGATCACCCGGCGAACCGTGCCGCAAACGGTAGAGAGGCACCGGCCCTTGGCCGCCTAGCCGATCGGCTTTCCATTTCATCGGATCCGATCGGCTCAATCACCCTTCCGAGCCTCGGACCACAGAACCGGGGGAGCCCGCAATGGGTGACGTGACTTTTACCGCACAGACGCGGTTTGAATCGAATATGCGAATGGAGCTGCAGGAGCAGACCTCCAAGCTCGCGCCGAAGGCGATCGCGCGCGACGTCGCCGGCGCCGAAAAGACCAAGCTCGACAACCTCATCTCCAACCACAAGATGCGGAAAAAGACCGAGCGCAACGGTACGGTCGTTCACGACACGACCGGATGGGACGGCATCTGGGTTGCGAAGCCCGATCCCGACTATCTCGCGACGCTCGTCGATCAGGAGGACAAGCTCCTGACCGCCGTCGATCTGCAGGGCGGTGAGACGATGGCTCACGCCGGCGCCGTTCGGCGCGCCAAGGACGACGCCTTTATCGGCGGCTTCTACGGCGACATGATCACCGGCAAGCAGGGAACGGTGCTCAACGCCTTCCCGGCGGGCAACGTCGTTCCGGCGACGCTGCAGCCCGACGGCACCACCGGCGCGGCGTGCGGAATGAACGTCGCCAAGGTGCGGCGCGCGCGCCGGATCCTCGCCCGCAACTACGTCAATCTCGATCAGGCGCTCTATCTCGGCCTGACGTCGGAACAGATCGAGGAGCTCTCGCTCGACGCGAAGGCGTCGAACCGGGATTTCGCCGACGCGATCAAGATGAAGTGGAGCGAGGACGGCAAGTATATCGTCGCGATCGCCGGCTTCGAGATCACCGAGATCGAGCTCGGCAATCCGCTGTACGACAATGCGGGGCTGACGCTGACCGGCGCCGGCTATCGCAAGCTGCCGTTCTGGTCGGCCGATGGAATGGTCATGGCGACTTGGGAAGAGCTGTTCACGTCGGTCGACAAGCTGCCGACGCAGCACTTTTCGGCGCAGGTCTATTCGCGCTGCCAGCAGGTTGCCTCGCGCACCGACAACAATCGGTGCGGCTATATCGAGTGCGTCGAAGCCTAACGAAGCCAAGGGGGCGGTGAGCCTCCGGGCTCACCGTTAGGGGCGGTGAGCCGCCCGGTTCCCCGAAGGCCGGGCGGCTCGCTTGCAGGAACAAGGGGCTCCGCTCCCTCGAACGCGGCGAAGGATCCGACGGTTTCGGATCAGGGAGATTTTGAAGCATGGATTACAATTCGCAGGAAGCGCCGGGCTCGGCTCTGCCGACGACGAAGGCGCCGGGCAATGCGGTGAGCTCGCCGGTTCGCCGTTCGGTCAACACCTTTGTCTGCGACGCCGACGGCTGCGGCGCGGCCGCTGCCGGATCGAAGCTGCTCCTGGCCGGGATCCCGGCGGGCGCGCGCGGCGTCAGGCACCGGGTTACGGTCAGCGGGACGCTCGCCACGACGACGCTCGAGATCGGGACCGACGCCGACGCGGCCAAGTATGCCGCCGCGGCGACGTACACCACGGCCGACACGCCGGTAGAGCACACCAAGGCCGCGCATCTTGCGGCCGAGCTCGCCGACGACGAAGCGCAGTTTGTCACGACCGGCGTCGCGGCGCTCCCGAACGACGGGACGATCATCGCCGTCGAGACGGAATACACGCTCAACTGATCGCGTTAGGGCCGCCGGCGCGCCAACCGCCGGCGGCTCTCTAGGGGCAAGCCGGCCCGCAGCCTCTCTCCCATCAAGAAGGTGGGCCGGTTTGCTTCTCATTCCTGGGGGGGGATGCGAGCGTGGCCGACGATCGTAAAGTCGAGAAGCTGACCTATGTCCCGATCGCGAACATCGCGCTCGGGCATTTGGGCGAGGACGATCGGATCCAAGCGCCCGACGACGACAGCAAGCCGGCGCGCAGCGTCAAGCGCGCATGGGAAGCAACCCGCCAGTTCGTCCTCGCCGAAGCACATTGGAGCTTCGCTCTCCGCACCGTCGACATTGCACAGCGGGCCGACGATGAGGATTGGCCGATCGCGCTCGGCCGCAAGGCGTTTCCGCTGCCCGCGGATCTCGTTGAGCTCGTCGAGATCGTCGAGCCCTGCTTCCTCGAGGAAGAGGAAGATCGCTATTCGATCGAGCGCGGCCCGAACGGGCAAGAGCTCCTCGCCGACGTCGCTGGGCCGATCACGGTCCGCTACGTCCGCGACGGCGCCGATATCGCCGATCCTACGAGCTGGTCGCCGGCGTTCATCGAAGCCTTCGCCTTCCGCCTCGCGTGGCAGATCAGCGACACGCTCGGCGCCGACAAGGCGCGCAAGGATCGCGTCCTGCTCGCCTCCGATCGGGCGCTCAAACTGGCGAAGCGCAACAACCGGCGAACCAAGCCGCGCCAAGCCCAAGTCGAAGGCGAATGGATCCGCGCCCGGCGTCGCGGCGTCGAACGCGCGCCGGGGACGTAATGGCGAGGGTCCGGACGCCGATCTATGCGTTCAACGGCGGCGAGATCAGCCGCCGGATGGAAGGCCGCTCGGATCTCGACGGCATTTACGATCGCGCGCTCGCGAAGATGCTCAATTACGTGTCGACGGTCGAAGGGCCGGCGACGAAGCGGCCCGGCTTTCGTTACATCATCGCGGCGGCGCTCACGTCGACCTGGCTCTCGCGGTTCGTGTTCAACTCGACGCAAGCCTATGTGCTCGAGTGGGGCGAGAAGGCAGTCCGCTTCTTCACCAACGGCGGGCGGATCGACGTCGCCGGCGTGCCCTACGAAGTCGCGGTTCCCTATACCGCGGCCGACGCTCCGGGGATCTCGAGCAAGCAGAGCTATGACCGGCTGTACCTAGCGCGCGGCCCGTCGGCGAGCGCGCCCGCCGGCTACGCTCCGGCGATGCTCACGCGCACCGGCGCCGAGGCGTTCACCTATGAGAAGATCCCGCTCACTGACGGCCCGTTTAAGGATTGGAATACCGACAAAGCGAAAACGATCACCTGGGCGGGCGACGGCACGGTTGGCGGGATCGCGACGGTCACAGCAACCTTTGACCTGTTCGTTCCCGGCCACGTCGGCGCTCCGTTCATCTTCGAGGTAGTCGGCTTTTCGGAAATCCCGGCGTGGGAGCCGGCGATGAAAACTTACGTCAACGACGCGAGCTCCTACATCAACGTCGGCGCGCTCGTCCGTTCCGACGGCAAGGTTTACAAGTGCGTCGATCTCGGCGGCTCCAAGTTCACCGGCACCGTCGAGCCGACGCACACGACCGGGGCCGAATGGGACGGCGCCAAGGCCGCAGCGATGGGCCAGAGCGACGGCGTAAACTCCGGCGTCAAGTGGGAGTATCAATACGACCGCTTCGGCATTGGCGTAATCCAGTCGATTACGAGCTCACTCGAAGCGGAGCTCAAAGTCACCCGCGCGTTCCCCGGCCTCGATACGCCGAGCTGGCATTGGGCGCACGCCGCCTTTTCCGACGCCGAGGGCTATCCGCAGCTCGTTACCATTTGGGGCGGCCGCCTGATCTTCATCAAGGGCGTGGAGATCGCCGGCTCGGTTGTCGGCGATTATTTCAATTTCCTGCCCGTCAATGAGGACGGCGACTTTTCGGCCGATATGGCGTTCCGGCGATCGCTCGAGATCTCGGATCCGCCGACGTGGGTCCATGCCGACAAGGAATATCTCCTGCTCGGCACGCACAGCGAGGAGATCGTGGTCGGCCAGATCAACACGGCCGCCGGGATCTCGAGCGACAATCTCAAAGCGCAGCCGCAATC